ACCGAGCAGTGTACGACTCCTGCGCGTTGTCATACGAGATTGCAGAACCCTCGTTCTTGACAGGCGCTGCGTCGAAACCAGCCAAAGCAACTTCTTCCTCGAAGCTGCGATCAGACGATTCCGTCTCGTAAATTTCCTTATGCTCGTCCTCGTACTTCTCGTACTCAAGTCCGAAAAGAGCATTAAGGCCCGGCAGGAGTTCCTTGAGCATCTGCGCTCTTGAAATAGCCATTGCTCAGCCCTCCTAAATGCCGGTTGTGTCTTGGTATTGATGAGAAGCGCAGGAGTCGCCAGTAGCGTCTCCACCCGAATTGAACTTGCAGAGGACATCCGTGTAGGTGTCCCCGACAGAAGAATTCGGCCCATCAATAAAACCAAGGATACGCACGGGCAAGGTCTTGGTTGTCGCTATTGTGTCAGCGTCAATAGCGTTCTTGCTCGTACCTATCGAAGTTGAACCAGCCGTCTGAACGACCGCAACATTGTTGCCAAGCCCGGTTTGGGCAATAGTAGCATCGCCCTGTGCTTGGAAAACAACATTGGGATCGTCGACAACATACGCCATGATATCGGTCGCCGAAGTAGAGGCGGTCCACATCTGGGCATATGTTGGCTGGCTTGACCCGGGGTCAGTGTAACTGCACCCCACGAAGATCCCCACGGGGGTCATCGTTGTCGTACCGGAATCCTTTTCAACAGTTCCGGTACTAACAACTTTGACCACATCCCCGTAGAAAATCGAGGTTCCATAACTATTGGTCAACTTGATGTGACGAATGGAATTGCTCCAATCTCCACCACCAAGGAGGCCGACAGGTCGGAAACCATGCGGTGTCGCTGCTGTTGACATACAGTCAGTTTCCTTTTGCTCGAAGTTAAACCATACGACCCGAACCTAGCTTGGTTTCGTGCCGCCACCGAAGGTAACCCTCGACCGATTCTCATTGAGCTTCGGCATACGAGGATCGTTATCCCTCATGTAGTTTTGATCCACGGAATCCACTTGTCTCTGAGCAAGCTGTTCATAGTAATCACTGCGGGCAGCGATATTCTCGGCGGATGTCTTGCAAAGCAATAAACCACCGACCTCGATATTCCCCTCGTACTCACTGTTCCTATCAGAGGTGAGCATAAGCTCAGGATGATCTTCTGCCCTCACAGGCTCCCAACCCTCGCGGAAACGCTTCGATGCATTCACATTGTCGGCGTTACCCATGAGGGAGGTTCTGATCCACCGAAAAACATATCCATCTTGCGGCACTGGATCAGGAAGAACCTGTGGCGGTTCCCATGACTTGACACGCTCAGAGTCGTCGCGTGTTTCCATGTCTCTTGGTTTGCGCTCCGTTGCTTTTCCGTCAGCCATTTGTCATCTCCTTCACGACCTGAGCCGCGTACTGTGCATTCGTTAACCCAAGTTTCCGAGCGAGTTCAACCTGAGTTCCAGTTAGCTCCACTTTGCGCGGCTTGCCGCCTCCCCTCTTCGCTGAGGCGACTACCGGAGTTTTTCGGGAAGTCGGAGCTTGGCTGGCACCATTCCCCTTCCCGAAATAATCTGGGAATCGTTGGCGCAGAACGCCATCGATCTGTTCATAATAAGTGGGATTCGATCTCGGATCGACCCCCTGCTTGACTAATTTCTCATGGAGACCAACAGCAAACCCGGTCATTTCCTCATAACCTGCCTGCTGAAACCATGGGTTCTTCTTCAGCCAGTCCACCGCAACAGGATCTGGAGGAGGTGCCTGCGCCTGAGCGGGCTGCTGAAGCTCCGGGTGGTGGGGAGGCGGAGGCTCCATCGGAGCCTGATACATGAACTGCGATCTCTCGGCATGCAGCCGGGACAGCTCCCCTTGAGCCTCAACAATCTGTTCCGAATCCCCGGATTCATAAGCCTCCTTATACAGGCGCTTCGCACCCTCGATCTCGGCATCTGTTTTCGCGGAAACCTGATCGTAGAGAAGCCTTCTCTGATCGGTCAGTTGCTGGGAGAGGGCTTGGTTCTGCGCCTGAATTGACTGAGCGTAGCGAACGGCCTCGGTATTTTCCCGCAGAACCTGTTCCTTGGCGCGTCTCTCCTCATTCCATTCATAGCGTAATTTCTGAATACGTTTTTTTACCCGGTTCCCGTATTCAGTCTCGTCGAAATCACTGTCGTCGTCTTCATCGGGGGCGCGAACCGGCCTACCTTGATCCTCCTCTGGGACATCATCGACGACCTCGACCTCGATGTCATTGTCGTCGGGAACCCCAACAGGCTGCGCTTCTCTATCCAGAAAATCTTCCTGCTCTTCTTCTGCAACCTTTGATTTCGGGCTCATACTCTTTTAACTCCCCTCGGGTCTTCGATAACCGCCCTGACACAATCATCATTGATCAGGCGAAATTTCTGGCCATGGATCTCAACTCTGAAACCCGAATAGGCCTTCATAATGATCCAATCCCCGTCCTTGCAATAAGCGCCACTCGGGAAGCGGGATGTATCGGCGAAAGCATCAGGCCCCATGCGAAGGACCATGGCTGCAATACCTGCCGTTTCTTCCCTTTCCCTCCACTCCTCGGGAACATACACACCTCCTTCGGTCTTTTCCTCCTGAGTGGAAAGGGCAACAAGCAACTGGTAGCCACAAGGCTGCGGAAGTTGCGAAGCCTTGCGCCTCTTCTCCAGATCAACGACTGGTTCAGGCATAACATCTCCTTTGCACGTTTTTTGCCAAAAGAAAAGAGCGCCACGGCGCTCTCTCTGGCGGGGGTTACGGACCCCCCCTGCACACGGTTTAGGAGGCGTGGGCTCCTGCATCATGTTTCACATGAAACATGAAGTCATTCCCTTCCCTTGTTCATGGCCTCGACAAGGTCAAGCAATTCTCTCTCTGCGAGGGCCAAACCCTCGATGACACCGACCATTTTTTGATACTCGTCAAAATTCTGAGCGGAACCAGTTGCGACGGCGTCGGCTATCTCATTCATCCGCGTTCTGATATTCTTCTGGAATACCTCAAACAACGGTTGTTCGGTCAATGCCTATTCCCTCCCCTCACCGCGCTTCCGTTCATCTTCCGCAAGCGACTTGCCAACATCGGCGACGAGACGCGCCTTGTCCATTGCAGCCTTATGTTTTGCATCGGCGCGGGCCTGTTCATCTTCCGAGAGCACTTTGCCGATATCCGCAACGAGCTTGGCTTTTTCCATAGCCTCCTTGTTGCTGATTTCCCTCTCGTCCGATGCGAGTTCCGCCTTGCTCTTCGCGATATCGACCCCGATACGCATGGCGTCAATCTCGGCCTGCGACTCCGTGCGATCCTTTTCGCTCTGATGACGCATCGCGGCCTGCTGCATGTTCGCGATAATTCTTGCCTGATCCGTCTGGGCCTTGCGCTCGATATCGGCGGCCTCAAGCTCAAGCCTCTTCTGCTGCATCTGGATAACGGGATCTTCGGCCAGCTTCTGGTTCTCTTCCTGCTGGACCTCGGCGATGTCCTTCTTGAGAAGACGGTCCGCAGCCTCGGCCACAAGACGCGACAGCTTGACCTCGACATCCTCCGGCAGGGGCTCATCAGGCGGCGGCAGCGCCACCCCCAGCTCTTTCTCGATCTCGGAACGATACTGAAACGCAAGATGTTCCTGCATATGAGCGGCCATTGTATTTTGTATGGCTAACGCCATCGGGCTCTGTTCCACAAGTCCCCTCACCTTCGGATCTTGGGTCGCGGCCTGATGTACCTCGATATGGGCCTTATGATCCTGATACATGAAGGCTTTCACGGGCTTACCGTTCAGGACATTCATATTTTCCGAAACAGGATCTCGTGGCTTCTGGTCGTCCGAAAGAGGAATGATCTTATCCGCATCATCGATCCCCAGAACATCCAGCATCTGCCTGTGGAGTTCAGGAAGATCATACATATGAGGGGCCTGCTGGGAGAGTTGCAGGGCGGCCTGATACTGCATGATCCTCTGCGACATAGTGGACGCATTCGGATTACTGACCGGGATCACACTAACCCTCTCGTCGAAATCCTCGGCCTTAACGGCCTCCTTGTCAACTTCGTATTCATAACCATCGTCGTCTGCGTAGTCTCTGATTATCCCCGCGATCAGAACAAATTCTTTTTTCATCGCCGCATGAAGGCGTGCCTGAATGGCGCTCATCACCTTCATCGAGCGCTCGATCAGGGCCAACGTGGTGCCGACGGGGGCGTCCTGCTTCATGTCCGCCAGCTTCAGATCGGTCAGAGAGGCGAACCTTCTCCCCTCTTCCACGATCTCACTGAGCATCTGATGCAACACATTGCTCGGTTCCTTGTAGGGAAGGAACGTGATGCTATCCTTGATCGCACCACCCGGCACGTCAACATCGCGGAACTCGCCCGGCATGATGGGCGAATCGTCCCCCTTGATCCGCAAACCCCTCGCCTTCAGACCGCCCGGCAAGTTCGCCAGCGTCCCGGCGTCGACCAACTGCCTGAGCAGCGATGTCGCACTCTTGGCAAGGCCCCCGATTAGATGAATAAGCCCGAAGCCATAGAACCCCAGACCGGGCATGTACTGATAATGCACGAAATGCATTCGCTTCATACGAAGATCATCGTCCTCGTACCAGTTTCTACGAATGGCTAATACGGCGTTATCGCCCTTGGAGATGGTAACGACGTAGGGAAGAGCTATTCCCGTCTCTTCCCCATCTTCATCAGCGTCCTCGAAGCCCTCAAGATCCAAGTCCACATGCATTTCCAGCAGAGCAATCCGAGAATCATTGTCATAGGATGGGGTATCGCCCTCAAGATCGTCATATTTCTCCTGAATCTGCGACATCTCATGGAGCGAACTATTAACCTCCACGTCACGATAAAATCCTGCGGCCTGCAATTTTTTGATATCGTTGCTCGAACGGCGCATCACATGCGTGTAGCGCTCGGCGGAAAGAAGATCCGACGCCCCGTAGCTCACAACGAAATCTTCCGCTGGGACAAAATAGGCGCACGGCCTGTCCATGGTCGGATCGAAATAAACCTTCTTGAACGCCGACCCTGCGAGAGGAAGACTGAAGAGCAACTGCTCCATCTCGGGCCGGTATTCCGTCATCTTATCGAGCAGCATGTAGTTCATATAGTCCTGAACCCGACGAGCCTGCTCTTCCTTTTCGTTTGTTACTTTCCCGACAATTTTTGTTCTCACGGGACCACTGGCAGGGAACACCTCCATGATCGCCTGCGACTGAAACCTGATAACGGCCTCCGTGAGAATGGGATGATGAACACCACAAGCTCCGGGCCAAGGCGTTGTCCTGTCCTCGATCTTCAGGCCGAGAAGATCAAGCCCCTTGATATAGGTTTGCTCCCAGTCCATGCGGGAAGATCGGTCGCCTTCGAATTCTCCCACCAGAGTGGATGCCAATCGACGAAGGACACCCTCCTCCATAAGATCGGCGAGATTATCGTCATGTCCCGCCGGGTGCTCCTCTCCGGCATCCGGGTCGAAATCGATAATGACACCGCCATCCTCGGTACTGATGGAAACAGAATCGGGATTGGCAATAGCTATCTCCAACCCCCCCTTATTGGAATCGGGATCAAGCTCCTCGAAACCCTCGGGCCTGTTGGAAAAGCTGGGGGCCTGAGCTATGGCCTTTTCAATCGCCATAAATTAAACCTTCTTGGCGGTTGACACATAATCCTTGGGGGGTGCGCTGGCCGTGTCCGTGATCTGATCGGCATACGCATACCATTTGGTTCCCTTGGTCGCCGCACCCGTACCCTTCATCTTGATATGCTTGCGTGCAACCGGTGTCCCCAAATCTCTTGAGATCACTCTCTTCTCATTCATCTTCAGGTTCCTTTTCCTCGTCACCCAGAATATATCCGAAATTGTTCTTGCGAAGAAAATGACGGATTTCCGTGATCGGTCTCGCCCATCCCATATGGGGCACGACGGTCCATCCATAAACGCTCAAGCTACTCGGAACACCGATCAGTTCATACTTGCCACGCTGACTATAAACGAATAAAGCACCGCCGGAGTTCCCGAAAATAATAGGAGCGGTCGCCAGCCACAGGGACAGTCCGTTCCTGTCCTTCCCGAATCCGGCCAACATTCCCCGCGTTGGGAAGGGTGGCTTACCGAGACCGGCACCAACCGCATATACCTCGTTAAAAATCCACGGACCCCTGTCCCTGTCTTCGGGATACAGGCGCGCGACATAAGGCATCTTACGCTCTTTGTCGGTGATCCGAGTAGCTTGAGCGTTTATGGATGGA